CCCAGGAGCAGCCTCAGTTCTTCCGGAGTCGGTACTAACATAATCTTTTAATTCCTGTATAATAGTACGTGATGCTATCCATATATCATCATTTTCTACAGCATTTTTTAAATTACCAATTATATGTGGTTTTGTTACCTGAGTTGTTTTAAACCCTGGTACCATACCTTCTTCTTTTGATATAGCTGAAATTTTTGTTTGTTTATATAAATTTATATAATTCATCTGTGCTAGTCGAGATAATGTTGCAACGCCCATTGAATTACTTTCAACAGTTAACAATGCATTATTATAATAGCGACCTAAGTAAAACAACAAATCACCAAACTTACTAGGGTCAATATAATTATCTCTATACAAAGCAATTACTTTTCTATCTGTGTCCATAACAACAGCTGCTGAATAATCTTGTCCAACACCTAATGCAACATCGGCAGCAAGAATATAATTACTATCCCAATCAGGAAACTCCCATATATCCAGATTGCCATCTTTCGATGCCTCCCACGTAAATGAATTAAAATCAAATATCATTCTTTTATCAGGTTCAGCAGGTAATAACTTTTTTAATTTGTCCATTGCAAATACAGATTTACCTGCAGTAATAAATGCTTCATCGGGAGTTGCTGGGTATTCCTGGCGGAACTTTAGTTCCCCACCTTCAGCAATCTTCAACCGACGCCAGTAGAGTTGTCCGTTGTTTAAGTTGTGATCCTCTACCAGTAGCTCTTCTTCTGAAGAACGTTCGAAGTCTTCCGGTGGTTCTCTGTAGTATTCAGAGGTCGTAAACCACGGAAGGAATATCGGTGTATATTCATTCTCACCTTCTAATGCACCACGCCATAGTCTATAAAACTCACCTTGTGCACCGTTAGCTGTTGACTCAAGTATAACTTCAGTACCCGGCGCTTCAGATATACCCTGAAACAAACCAGCTAATATTTTCTCATCATGTTGCCAGAAAGCAATCTCCGATAGATGTGCTATAGTCGGTGTGGTTCCACGGCCAGCCTCCGGACTACCCGCAGTATATAATCTATATGACGATACAGGTTTTTCACCAGTAGCATCTTTTTTAAAGTGAGGTGATGAAATAACAATTTCTTTTGCATTTGATCGCAGCTCAGTCGGTTTATACAAAGAATCCATATTCCTTATAATATTACGGCTCATATTAAATAGTGCGTCAGATGTTGCACTGTCGTGTGCCATAACAACTGAACGAGCATGCGGTGTAAAATATGTTTTCCAGAATACTCTGCCAGCACAGTAAGTTGATATTCCTTGCTGTCTAGCTTTTAATATAATAGCTCTGACCTTTCCGTTGTCAGCTAACTGTTTATCTAAAATTTCTGTAATTTTTTTCTGACAGTCGTTGAACGTAAAGTTTACAAAGCCCCTCCTTGCATCTTTAGTAATGATCTTAATATTGTCTGATGCAAAGTCAGTAAAGTTATTCTGATAACTATTTAGCTTTTTTCTTTTATGTTTTTCTTCGAGAAGCTGGATTAACTGTTTCTTCTTATTCATTTTAGCTTCTCCTCAGTTTAACTTTAAGGGGACATTTAAATTTAAACGTCTCCTTAAAGGGGGGATCTATATACTATATATAAGCTGAAGGATAAGTAAACTTAACTTATAAAATGTGTATATACCCCTATATACTTTCAGCCCCCTACTTTTTAATATGCGCCTATCCTTAACTTTTCTTTTACATCTTTACTTCCTTAACATAAAATTTACTCCACGTTGTTCCATAAATTTTTCTATACTTTTCTTTCAATTATATAAAGGATCTCCATTATGCAATTTCAAAAACCTCTTTCTTTTCTTAATCCTCTTTATAATTCACAACAATTCACTAACTTATATAATTATATAAATCTTCCACAAAATAATAATTTCTTTCACACTCATTCATTTAATTATATAATTACAAATACACAAACCCAACAATTTTATACACAACACTATAAAATTATAAATCAAACTCTGGGTTTGCAACCTACTCCTTCTAACCCTAATTATATTACTCCACAACAAAATAATATAATTAACCAATATAATCCTCTTCCTCCAATACCTTCTACACCTCAGGCACCTGAAGCACCTCAAACATCTACTCCCACTCCTTCAGAACCTGTTTCTAATTTATAAATCTCTAAATACCTCACCTAGCGGTGGGGTATTTTTTAAAAGAACCTACATCCGTAGACCCACACGTGTTACGTTGGAGTTTACTTGAAGTTAATCTGTCAGAATTCTGACAATATAACCCGCGTCCAAACTTTACAGGAGTTCCTATGTTATTCACCAATCTCAATAAACGTCTCGATGACGAGTTCCTTTTAATCTATACGAAACTCAAGCACATTGAGAATCAAATAGATCTTCTCATCACTAAACTCGATAACGAAGATGATCCCGAAGATCTTCTCTCAGAGTCTGAAAAATCTTTTCTCTCAGATTCCTAACCAAATTTATTCCGGCTAACGCTACATAAATTTTTCTTTACTTTTCCTTCTCTAAATTTATATATCTTGTAGTGGCTGTATGAATCCACATAATACAGATACCTGATGTTCCTACATCCTAAGAGAAGCAAAACGAACCTGAGCATGTCGTTAAACTGCTCACGAATTATTTAATCTTAACATCTAGCAAAGGAAGGTACTATCCATGCAGAATTTTGAAGCACGTAATTATCGTATTGATAATGTTGAAATCAATTGGGCTAAGCTAGCTAAGCCTGTAAATCCTTTTGGCACTGAGCAATGGGAAATACAAATAGCTACTACTGATAAAGCTAAAGCTGATGAATGGTCAGCTAATCATTTTAATGTAAAGACTGATAAAGCTGATTCGTCTAAGTATACTGTTTCTCTCAAAAGAAAAGCATACAAAGCTGACGGTTCATCTAACGGTCCAGTCAGAGTTGTTGGTAAAGATACACAACCTATCGCAGATCCTTCAGTAATCGGTAACGGTTCTGTTGGTAATGTTATTGTATATCAATACCCTTATTCTACTGCAGGTCGCGAAGGTATTGCAAGTTCTTTAACTGCAGTACAAATCGTTACTCTTAACGAATACACACCTGCTGTAGACTTCGAGCCGATTGTTGAACCTCAGCAATCTAAAGATCAACCAGCAGAAATGCCATTCTAAGGAGATACTTATGGGTGTTATAGCCACAGGTTTATTCCAAGGTATTGTTACTTTAATGCTTATTGTC